GTGTAACCTACATAATTTTTGTAATCTCTACCTCTAAGTAGACGACTAACAGTTACATTACCGGAAGTAGTACCACTAAGAAGAGTACTTAAAGTGAACTGAGTAGAACTAGTAACAGTAACTGTATATCGACCAGAGGTAACAGTACCACTAGTGACATCAATAAATACTTTATTTCCTGAAGATAAGCCATGAGCCGAGGGACATGTAATTGTAACTGTAGACCCACTTCTCGAATAAGTGGAGGCAAGACCTGGATCTTTTTCTATAATCCGATCAGTTAACCGTTCGCCTGAAAAGAAAGAAAGCTCTGTAGGCAAATAACGAAGACGAACTCTTGTAGTAGTCCAACGCGAATCCCCAAAAGTAGTCGATAAATAATAGTTAACATTTCCGTTGTTAGTTGCTGATGCCGAAGTAGTGACAGTAAATGTATTTTGTGTAGTGCTTACGATTGAAAGTGTTTCATCAACACCTCCTCCAGTTGAGATATCTAACCAAACACTTTCTCCAGGATATAAACCATGATCTTGTTTAGTAACAACTAACGTCGTCCCTGATTGACTGTATGTAGCACTGACAGATTTACCTAAATATCTTACCCCAAGTATTGGTAAACCATAATCGTAAAAGCTGAATGCATCTGTATCACGCATTCCAACAATATGTTCTCCTAATTCTTGATTAGTAGAAGGAAAAGTATAAAGTCTTGCAGGAATAAATACACCTGGAAACTGCTGAAAAGTAAAATATAAACGGTAATCTCCACGGCGTTGTCTTTCACCCGCAGTGGAACCTAACATACTTTGAGTTAAGGTATATAATTCATATCCTCTACGCCATCTACTCCATAAGGAATCGGTATTATAAAATCTAATTTCACTATTTTTATAACTTCTCCCACCACTTTCGGCTACAGAAAAAGCACCATTATCTAAATTTTTTGAAAACCCTTTATCGAAATTTGTCTTGGGTGAAGTATTAAATTTACCTATACCAAAAGGCATCTTTTAATTTAGTAATATCCACCTTGTATATTACAATAGAAACCATTCGTCAAAGCCGCTGTACCACTAACAGAGACGTATAAAGCCTGTCCACGCTTAAGCATTAAACCTCTTTGTTTAGGAGCTATTTCATTATTAGCAGAACCAAAATTAGAACCAGCTTGAACAACAGGATGATTAATAAGAGGAAGAACTTCTTTTAAAGTTAAACTGCAATATTGTGTAGCAGCTACAGCATCAATACTTGCAACAAATAGTGGAAAAAACTGGTTAATATTAGTAACTGTTCCTGTACTTACTAAGTAAAAACAAAAATCAATTGGATCATAAACATCTACGTTACCTGTAATTGTTCCACCAAGACTAGGAATAGTAACAGTAAATGTTGTTGGAGTAATGGTGACAACTGTAAATGTTCCATCAATGGGAACAGTTCCACTGTTATAACTAGTGAAATTTAAAAATACTGATTGACCTACTTCTAAATTATGACCACCAGAAATAGTTATTGTAGCTGTCGTTGAGTTTGCAGAATAAGTACCAGAAGTCGCTGTTCTAGCATCAATCTTTTCAATTACTCTTTTGCTATATCGAAGCCATATCTCATCTATATATGCGCCACTGATAGATGTATCTGTCAAAGCAGAGTCAACATCGAAAACTTTGGTAGAGTTACCAACAGCAGTTGGAATAAGACTGGTAGAAAAGGCTTGACCTGATGCAACAGTTAACAAAGTAGAAGACGTCGCTGGACGATCTACCATTAACGGTTGTTTATTCGAACTACTACTTGACACTTTTATTGATAGATAGACTTAATTTCAATTATAACTGAAGGTTTTTTACCAACGAGCTACTTTTGGATCTAAATCTTCTTCAAAAGTTCTCCAGGGATCTTGTTGTGTATATGCATCATCTTGTTCTTGTGTTTCCCAAGCATCACTATCTTTAGGTTGAAAGCCTCTTCCTACACCTTGAGGGGCATCTTGGTAACCTGGAGTTATACCTGCAATATTCTTTTGTCCTGCCATACGCTGTTGTCTTCCTTCAGTAAAACGTCTACCAGTGTCAGGTCCTTCTGATTCCCAAGGAATATTCTCTCTCCGCGCACCAAAAATATATCCATTTCTGGTTGTAGGTTGAACAGCGTTAAAACGTCCTGCCATTTTATGCAGCCGCTACATTGAAGGTCACAGTAGCAGCAGTACCACCTGCTTCACTTACCCAGTTTGTTCTTATCCACTTAACTGGTCTTCCAGACACACTATAAACAGTTGTTCCATTAGCAGTAATTGTTTGATTAGCTATTATTGGAGCATAATTAGTTCCGTCAACACTTCCCTCTAATCTAACGATTACGTTTGTATCGACATTCGCAACAGTAACAATAAAGGTGTAATCTCTTGTAGAGAAAGTATTATTAACAGCTACTTGTAAAGCGGTACCAACAGCTGGTGCTGATAACGTACTCTCTACACTGAAAATAGTATCTTGAAAATAATTTATAGCCATAAAACTAGAACTGACTTATTACCTAGAATAACAGGGGGAAATGCTACGTATTATCCCTAAATTTATTTGCAAAATCACTTTTAAATTTACTCAAAAATTCTTTACTTTCACTTTTTTTACTCTTCTTAGCAGTACCAGTTCTTTCAGAAGCATCTGTCCATCTATCCCAACCACCAAGTGACTTAGGATCTGCTTTGGCAGTTTTATACTTTTCTCCATACTTACTACCTCTCTCAGTAGTATTTTCCCAATCCATATCATCAAAAATAGACATTTTTTAACTCCTATCTTTCATATCTAGATGTAAAATCTTTTACAAATCTAGCACCACGATCACTTTTTCCTGATAGTGCTGCTTTTCTATCAGCATCACTTCTTAATCCTGACTTATCTCTTTCTTTGGCATCAGAACGATAAGTGTGATCTCGTCTATTCTTTATATTTTCAGATCTCATTCGTCTGTTCTCTATCCTAGATGGAATATTAGGGCGATTACCAGAGTGTAATTCAGTTTCTACTTGTGTAGTTTCACTTAAAGGAACTCTGTCTACTCTTTCAGTTTCTCTATCCATACTTCCAGCACTCATTCTTTCAGCACCTTCAGAAACAGGTCCTCTTTTTTGAGCACCTCTACTGCGATCCTGTTGATCTCTTTCTCTTTGAGAAGCTGAATAATCAGAATTACGCATTTGACGCCTACGTTCTTGTTGTATAGATTGATCTGTTGCATAAGTATTTTGACTACGTCCAGAACGCTCAGAAGCTCTAGAAGAAAGAGCTTGACGCCTATCTTGAACACCTTGAGAAGCTGTCTTAGATTTATCTTGCTGAGATGCAGCATAATCACTTGCTAACTGTTTAGCGCGTCCTCTAGATGATTCCGTAGCCTTTTTATTATCATGGAATCTTCCTTGTTCACCATATTTTTTATTAACCTGTTGCCATCTTTTCTTTCTAGGATCATTATCATCCATTTTTTGAAAGTCGGATTCAGAAAGTCTTCCTTTTTTTTGCAGTGCCATAATAAAAATCTCTAACGATAATTAGTTTCAAGAACAAGTCTGGTACCAACAGCAACATCAGCTGGTCCAGGTAGTGCTTGAATAAATTCAGCACCTTCTCTATTAAAACGATAGCGAGCTTGCTCTGGATTCCTATAGTTAGGAACATATAAATGAAGAGCTAATCTATCTGTTTCATATAAATAAATCTGTGTCCAAGTTTTAAGTGTCTCTTTAAAATCAGAAGTTGAAATTGTTCTATCAACGTCACCTAAGATACTCTCTATTCTACTTTTTGGAACTGAATCATTATTAACGCTACCAGTCATATCTGTGCGTTTCTCAGCTTCGTCACAACGACTAATCTGCTCAACAATCTTGTCATACCAAAAAGAGTCCTGAATATTATTCATCGCCTCTTCAAGACGTGCTTGGTCACCAGCTGGAACCGAAGTTAAGTTATAACCTAGATGCCAACGCACCTTAGATTGTACATAGTTATCAAGCTTCATTAATCAACACTAAAACAAGCCTAGTGTCAGTCTACTCGGACTAAGTTCTCTTTGAAAATTTCATCCCAATCAACTCGCTTAATATTTCTCAATTGTTCTAACTTCTGAAATCTTTCACCAGATTGAGAAGTCTGTAAATCTTTAATATCACGAGCTGTTTTAAGACCTACCCCAGGTAATGCATCAGCAATTTGACGTGCAGAAGCGGTATTAATATTTACACGAGTGTCAACTGGAAAAGTTTCTCTTGTAGTTAATTTGGCAGGCTTAACTCCTTCCGCTGCTAATTCTGCAGTTAAACGTTCTTCTGTACGTATCTTTTCATTAGTGGCGTCAATATGAGGAGTCAAATCACACTCATCTACATATAAAACTTCGTCTTGTGCATCTAAGCACATCATGATGCCTTCACCATGCTTAGAGATAACTTCAACAAGCCCTCCAGTGACTTTGTATTGGTACAACATAAATGGACTGGATTGAATACGTTATGACAATAACCCTACTAAATCTAAACTTTCAATTTAGATTGGATGGTTAGGGTGAGAGTTGTCGTGAATTAAAAAACAAAAAATAATTGTGATTATTAAAAGAATAGCAAGAGCAGTAAAAATCACTAGTAAAAAATCAAAGACATCCCATTATAAGCAAAGAAAAAGCGGGTCATCAAGACCCGCCAATTCTTTTAATCTAAAAGACTATTACTCGTCGTTACCACCTAACTGAGAGGCGAAGTCAATGAATCCTTGGATATCATTCCAAGAAACATTAGCAGCAGGACGTAGATAGTTCACGCGGCAAAGAATGTAGCCTGCGCGACCAGCAGTTGAATCGTCAGCACTAATATAAACACCGTCACCAGACACAGAAGTGTTAGTAATTGCGTTTACATTGTATACCTTGAATGTGGTATCTGCTGTGACTTTATACATCATGGAGTTAGCAGCATCCTGATCATCGATCGTAGCTGAAACTGTTGTCCAGAATGGTAGATCACCTGTTGTTGTATCGCCAGCTCCTTGAGCAAAAGCACTAGAAGCAGCAGTAATTGAAGCACTAGCTGCAGCTAGACCATTTAACTGAGTAGCTGGAACACCAAGTGGTGCGCCACTGTTGTCAGGTCCTAGAAGTAGTAGCTCAGTACTTGTAGCTCCTAAATCAGCTGTTACAGGTGCAGCAGGGAATCCTGCTCTATCTTGTGCAGCTGAAGGTACGTCCTGTCCAATAGCGATTGAAGCTCCATAGACATAAGCTGGACGCTCAGCACTAGCTTGTACAACAAGGCTAGTACGATCATCACGAACTCTGTCTCCAGAACGTCTATCAGGAGAAGGTACTGTGATATTGAAGCTCTTGTAAGAGGCTTTGTCAGCCGCTACGTTGGAAACTTTTACGTAACCAACAATTTCAAATGCTTCAACACCTGGAAGGCCAAAAACGCCTTCGTCGTTGTAACCAGAAAGTCTATTGATCTGATTACCTGGCTGGAGAACGGCTCCAGATTGTCCTTTATAAGTTGCCATTAGTTAATACCTCCTTATTCAGTGATAGTGAAGGCTGTTGTAATGAAGTCCTTATTCAAGTTCGCAAAGCCGGCATAAAGTTGCCATATCAAAATGATAAAGCGACTGAAGTCGTCGTTGTTATTAATTAGAACTTGAGCATTTGGACCACCAATACCTACACCAATCGCCTGAGGACCGAAGAATAGTCCGGCAGGAGTAGTTCTTGAGGAAGCTCCGTTACCATCACCGATATCGACCGAGATAGTTTTGGCAGGGAAGTTTGTGGATTCGAAGAATCTCACGCCTTCAAACACGAAGCCGCTGGGCATTGTAGGCTCACCAGCAACAAACTGAGCTTGTCCGTATTGTCCACCACCATAGATGGCTTGGTTAGGAGCCATAGCACCCATAAGAGGGTTAGGCTGTCCCATACCTGGGTAACGTGCAATTTCACGGAAGCCCTGATCAGCACGGAGATCTTTCATTAGAGAAGGATCTGCTATGCAACGATAGTAGCCGTCTGCGAAAACTGGAACGTGACGCTTACGAAGACTCTTAACAACTTCTAAAAGGTCAGTTTTTACATTGAACTTAAAGCGCTCGGAAGCGTACTCTGTAGCTGTATAAGCACTTAGAGTAGTTGAGTTTGACTTAGCCTTGTTGTTAGGGTAGTAGTAACCACCTTGTGAATCACTACTTTGACCACGTGATTCAGTCTTGAATAGCTCGTCAATGAAGACGCGATCACGCCAACGGCGATAATCATCAAGAAGGGTCAAGCTGCCTATTGACTGATGGAACATGTTAAGGTTCCCAGTATCAAGCAATAGACGCTGAGCGGTCATTAATGTCTCACGAGCAATCTTGAATGTGCTAGGGAGATTTGTGTTGTTTGGATCTGCTGGTCCAGTATATTCACGTAGAGATACTAGAACCTTGTCCTTGACAATAGACCTGCTGTTTGCTGTACCGATGGTTTGATCCTGAGTACGCTCGCGGCTTGTCTTTGTGCCAGGGTTACCAAAGAAGCGGTAACGGTCTAATTGAACCGTTTGTCCCAATGTGTTATCCCGAAAGCTCTTTATCTCTCGGTTCAACATCTTTACCATAGATGTTGTTCAGACTATATCTTCATCCTGT